GTGTAGGTGTAGGTGTAGGTGTTGGTGTAGGTGTAGGTGTAGGACTAGCAGGACTAGCAGGACTAGCAGGACTAGCAGGACTAGGTGTGCCTGAGCATGCTAAAGTAGCTATATATCCGTCATATGGTCCTTGTTGTCCGGGTTCTATGCAGTAACAACCTCCTGTGCATGTGTTAGTAAGTGGAACCCAACTTTCACTTTCCCCATTCCATTGATAAGTACAACTACCTGAGCAAGATCCAAAGCTTAAAAAATCTTCTCCATATTCTGTTTTAACTTGAGTCGAAGAATCAATATCAAATTTTGGAATTTCCTTTACAGGTGTGAAATTAGGCGTAATTTCTGAACCTGAGTCATTATCTTCAGAATAAATTGTCTTGTTTTTAAAGATATCTGTCATTATAAAACCTTAACTGGATTTGAAACTATGATTTTATTTACTTGGTTACCACGCAATGTTATCAACAAAGTAGGAGTATATGTCCCCGGTCTTTGATATGTATGAGTGGTATAATGTATATTTGGATTAGTTTGACTCTGGTTACCACCATCTTCAAACACCCAAAATCTTTCGATAATATCTCCACCAGACTGATCCACCAAATTGAAAACAGTAGGTTCGATATTAAGCTTATTTGCCGTTAAAACAGAATAACCTACACTTGGCGTTGCATATAAAAACAAACTTGGGATATTGTTAGAAACAGTGATATAACTTTTCTTTAAAACAACGCCTTGCGCTCCCAAATTTGTGACTACTCTTAATTTAATATCAAAAGTACCTTCGCTTATAAAAGTATGTGTGGGGTTTTTCTCAAGACTCGTTCCACCATCACCAAAATCCCAGAAAAATTTATTGGCAATAATATTACTGAAATTTTGGAATTTAACTGTTAAAGGTGCCGATCCATTTAAAGGATAACCCCTAAAAAGAGGCTTAGGTGATAAAAACTTAATTTCTTGTTGCTTCAGAATATTATTAAGCGAACCGCTTGCTGGACTTTCTACCGTTCCTAATGTGTTTTCTATTTTTATAACAGCATCTTTAATGCTATTGTGATGATCTGCAAACACACCTCCTATTATTTGAGCACCAACTGCCCAGTTTGTTTGCCTAGATCCTGCAAAACCACGAACTAAATTGCTAAATGTTTGATTTGTTTTTCTTTCGTAATAAACATATTCAGGAAAAGTTGCATACTTATCTTCCAGATTTATTCTCAAAACTCCTTTATCAGGGAAAGCAGTAGCATCTTCCGCTATGACCAAATCAGATCCGTAATTTAAAGCTTGAGTTAATACTGTTTCGCTGTTATTCTTTGCAAAATAAAGGGTTTCGTAGCTATCAATAGCTTCTGGAAATATGGATAAATCTCCAGCGATATACCCTAAATCATAACTACTGAGTTTGCTGACCATTTACCAGAAGACCTTTCCTTTTATTCACTAGATCTAGAAAATTGCTTTTTAATTTGCTAGAATTATCCAGTTGTAATATTGATCGGACCAATTCTTTATTTACAGGGTTTCCAAGTAAAAAATCCAAATTTAATTCATTAGAAAATTTATTTTCAAAATATTCAAATTGTGCTGCATCATCAGTCCATTTTTTTATCTCATGTTTTGCTTCTATTTTGCTAAAAATATCCAATAATTTTTCACATTCGTCTTTATAATTTTTTTTATTTTCCAACAATTTATTGTGATTTATTTCTAAGTTTTTTAAACTTCTTTCTAACTTCCTCACCAAGAATGGTGTTTTTCTTGTGTTCTTTTCCTTTTCCTCTTCAATTTCTATTCTTTTTATCTCTATATCATCAAGAACATTTTCTATTTCCATTTCCAAATTACCAAGACTTTCATATCTTGTTTTAAGCTCACGAACGCATTGCCACGCTTGTGCGCTAGGACTTAGTTCTTTTCCAACAATAAATTTTTCTATTTGAAAATCACTATGCCTGTTAACAACAAGATCTTTGTCAAGTATTTCTTTTATTTTATTTAACATATATTAGAATAGTAATGTTAATCAAGAGGCAAATCAAAGTCTATTCTAATTATGTCGTTTGCAGTTATTGCGTTATCTAAAACAAATCCTGTTCTACTATCGTTTTCTGTATATCCATTCAGTTTATAAGAGCTTGTTGCCAAAGGAGTAGGAACATAAATCAAAGAACCATCACTATAAATTCTAACACCATTGATATAAACTCTTAAAGATCCAATTTCATAAGGAACATTTAGACCTGTAATATAGTTTAAATAGTTTGGAGTTAAGTTTGCAGATTGTGGTTCTACACCATAGAAATGCCTGTGAGCATTTTGTAAACCAACAGCAACTTCTGCGGTAATAATATTCGGTTCGATAACATTAAAGCTAATTGTAGTAGAATTTTTAAAAACTACAGGTCCGCTATTAAAGAAAGCTACTTGACTTATTTGATCAACTTGAATCGTGACATTTGTCGCTTCATCAGAAATAAGAGCTAATTTTTCACGCTCAGATAACAACATTCTAACATAATCTAAGCCATCATAAGATCCGTCAGTGTGAGAACCTATATTATGTAAAGCTTCATTAATTTTTGTAGTTTTTAAATTACCATTTGGTTCTAAAGATTGATCTAATCTTGCAGCCAATGTGCCAGCTGTTCCAATTGCTGATTCTAAAATAGATGTATTAGTATCAACAGCACTATTAATGATCTCGTCTCTTTGAACAAGAGCATTGATTGGAAGATTATCAACTTGATAAAAATATGGCTGTAATGGTTGATAACTTGGAACAGCAATTATACTAATATCTGGCATGGTAAAATATTTAGTCTAAATCACAGTAAATTTACTCGCCAGTTCCAAATAATTTGAATATCAGATGTTTTTGACAAAGGCGCAAAGGTTGCCATTGAATACAAAATGTCATTATTTAACACTAAAGCCATTTCTGACAAATCATATCCATTAGCATCATCAAACCCAAGAACAGATGTAAAAGTTACTTGTGTAGTGTTAGTTGCATCAATACTGGCAACAACAGGCTTACTTGCCCTAGTCAATCCAAACAAACCAGTTCTATCTGCATCAACATATCTTGGAGTTCCACCATCAACTCCACCATCACCAAAAATCATTCTTGAAATATATTGCTGATAGCTAGCACCAATTTTATTTGCTAAAACCTTTACTAATTCCGCTCTTCCACCCACAAGAACAGCGTTTTTGAAATCAATGACACTTTCTTCGCCATTTTTATTGGTAATTTTAACAGTCACATGACCATAGCATTTTGATGTATCGTTCATATTTTTCCTTCAACCTGTTTATTATCTTTAGTTATAATAGTGTAACCAATACTTTCTTCTTGTATTGATACTGACTTTGGTCCATTGGTCAAAGCAGCCATTGCCATTGGAGAAGCATTACTTGTTTCATAAGTAATCAAATCATTGTTCGACCTATCAATAAACGGGAAATCATTGCCTAAAATAGTCACAGAATTCTCCACATATTGAATTAATTCATAACCAACAGAAGTGCCACCACTTAAAATCGTACCCCAGTCTTCAAATCTTCCAGAAATATACAAATAATCCGTTCCACTAATATTTACTTCAGAAACTATTGAATAAAAATATGTAGAATTTATTTTTATTAAATAATTTTCTTTAAAAGTACTATCACGCAAAGCATTAGGATCATTTGGATCTGTAAATAATGGGAATGTCAAAGGTTTAGTAATAAGCATCTTTGCATAATTCAAATTGCCTGTATTATAAACAAGCCTTTGTAAAACTTTTCCACTTATTCCTGCCTGATCGCCACCATCATATCCATCAATATAAAACTGATTGTCTACTTCTGGATATCCATCAATATAATATTGCGCCAAAGAAGAATCAAAGTAAAAATAATTGTTTTGGCTAAAAGTAAAATATGTTTGTATATTGTCGATTCCTGATCCTGAATCTACAACAACTCTGCCTCTTTTTTCTACATCATAAATTCCTTCAACCGATTCGACAATTATATTGCCATTTTGGTCTAAAATCTTATAACTCAATCCAGTGATCGATGTGTTACTCAATGTGCCATCATTGACCAAAATCAACTTATTATTAAATGTATTGGCAATTTCATATTCAAGTCCTGTTGAAACTATTTCAACTTTCCAAGCTGCTATCGCATTTCCATTGCTAACATCATGAACTGTCTTAATCGGATAATACAAATAATCAACAGAACTGTCTGATATAGAAAAAACATTGTCTTGATAAACATCAAAATTTGTGTCTGCAAGAGTAACATTTGACAATATAAAAGTAAAATCTGTTTGGTTAAGAGGCTCGGTGATAGCTCCTAAAACTTCAACAATATTGCCTGTTGCGTTTTGAACAGTATAATTACCACTATTAGCATGAGGAGATAAAATTTGCAAAAAAGTATTAGCTGGGTTATCAGTAATGCCTATTGTTTCTAAATTCTGGAAAGAACAAAACAATACAATATTTCGATTAAATCCTGTTGTAGTTCCAGATTCAATGCTAGTTGAACTTGCTAAAGCATTTCTTAAAACAGGAGTAATTATGTCGGAATAAGGATTAATGTTTCTTTTGAAAACATCGCTTACTTCACCACTGATAAGAAACTCACTACCATTGTATTTTATAAGTATCTGCCAACTTTCTTCTGCTGGCAACATGTAATCTTGTAAATAACCATTAAATTGCAAAGTATGCAAAATCGCATGGAAAGGAATATATTCAGCAATAATTTCCTGTGCTTCAGTCAATCTAATGTTTGATAAATCTTGTATTGTCAATTCTACGTTAAATCTAGAGCTAATCGTATTACGACAAGGCTCAACAAAGTTTTTGTCTATATCTTTTGGATTGTAACTGTCTCTTAACGATCCATTATACTCATCCATGTTATAAGCTTGTTCAGAATAAGGAAATTCTGTTCTTATTTTCCCGAAAATAACAGGATCATAAAATGGATTTTTCACATTTATAATCATGTCAAACAAAGGATCTGCTTCTTCAATTACATGAGTATTCCAGTCCTTTTTAGGATATTCTATGTATCTTGTATTTCTGGTGTCAGCCAAAGGTAATGATAGAATGTAATTATGAATTTGAATGGATTCATAATTTGGAAATTCTTTAATTTGATAGTTAATTTTTAAAATTGATCCTAAAGTGAGTGGATCACCTACATATTTCATGTAAGAAACGCCACTTGATGTATAAATTTCTATATTGCTCAAACTTACCGAATCGTATGACCCAATTACAATGTTTTCACCAACCACAGTAGCATAAGCAATTTCTAAATCAAAATAATTGTTATTAACATCAAGGCTAACTTTTTCTAATTGGAAAATGTTATCGCCAAGGTATGAAAAACTTTCTGTAAACGAATATTCTGTTCCTACCTGCCAAAGCTGAATAAATTTATTTAAAACAATTCCAGCATCATTTAAAGCTTCTTCCAAAGCTTTCATTGTTCCTTTGCGCTTGTTTAATGGGACAGCTTTCTTTATTTGCTTGCGCCATCTAGTTGGATCAGTACTTCTTAACTTCAAATTAAACAAATTAGCCAAATAAACTAACAATTGTTCTTGTAAAACATTTGCATCTAATAAATCAATTATTTGATTTGCAAGATTCTCTATGTCTCTGAAACCAATATTAAGAGCTTGATTAAGTTTATCTAGAATTTCAGATGTTTTATCACCTTCTGAATAAGTACTCTTATACATTTCAGGAAGATATCTTGTAAGCAAATCGTAATATTTATTTTCAGGTGTTCTGTGTGTCGGATTGCTCGTATAAGAAGCAATGTCGCTTGCTAGGTAAAAGCCTAAATGAGCACTAATAGTGTCGCCAGATGGATTAGGTTTCCATTTATAGCAAATAAAGTAATCACCTTCTCTTACGCCTAAAGCATCCCAATAAAAAGAAAATCTTCCATAAGCAAATTCTTCATTAGCAATTTTTTGAATTGGAGAATCTGTATTTGGTTGACCTCTTACCCACAAAGGTTCAGTAGCACTACCTCGTTGATAAACAATGTTTGAACTTTGATAATAAAATGTATTTGTAACAATTGTTGATTGCCAATCTGCAAGAGCATTGTTTGCTAACCTAATGTTTTCCTCATTTGGATCATTACAAGCTATATTTTTTAATACATAATATTTTGCTTCTAAATTTGCTTGAGAAGTTTGATTGTCGTATTCTTGTATGTTCGCAGAAGCATAACTTCTTTCAATGAAATAAATCGTAACGGTTTCTATCAAATAAGGGTCTTCAAAATAACACTTATTTGCATCTGGAGTCAAAAATATAAATTCGACTCTATCGTTGACTTTCGGATTATCAGTATAAAATTTATTCATAAGTAAAACTTACTGCTATGCTTTCAGGTCTAATTATTTCGAAATATCTAGCCCTAACAACTTTTCCGCTGTTATCAGGGTCGTTAGTTGTGAAATAAATATCGTATCGACTAGGTTGTTGCATATCAGACAAAGCCTTGATAATATCAACATCCCTTAAATTTTGTTCATAATCCCAATTGTTGATTGAAAAGAAATTTTCTATTCTTGAAGAAATATTAAATTTAATTTCATCTTCAAACTTTTTGTAATATTTATCCATTACAACATTTACAGAAATATTTGATAGAATTATTTCTCCATCCAAAATGCTCAGATAATCTGTCATCATTTTGCTTGAATTCATATATTCTGTAAATTCATACTTGAATTGACTCGAAGCTTTCGCTAAATCCAAATTGTTTACTTTGGCTAAAATATACAATTCAATTATATTAGAACTACAACCAGAATGCCTTAATACAGCATTCGCTTTGCCCATAACACCATTGTAAGGCGTTTTAAACAAATTCGCATAATTTTTATAATCACTACCAGAAACACATCGGTTTTGCGATTGATTGTAAATAGGAAGTTTATATCTTATGTCTTCAATTGTATCGCCAGCATATCCAAATTCACCTTTTGTGTAATTTGTTAAGTTGACAACAGAACTGAAAATTTCACCCGGAATAGGCACTAAAGTTTGCGTGTTAACAAAGTTACTTACGATGTTACCAGCAGGACCACCACCAACTCTGTAAACAACTTGAATCGTTGAACCGGTAGGAGGTATGTAGCCTGCTCTATTGTTGCCGAATATAATGTAAACTGAATAATCAGAATTATATTCTATGCGATATTCTCTTCTTGGTGCCGATTCTGTGAAAAACTTAACTTGATCCCACTTTACACCATCAACACTGACACGAATAGAATCAAGCAAAACAGGGCTATAACTTAACAGATATGCTTGATCAGTGCCGCCAACAGCATTGTAAATATCACTGTAAGTTCTTCCTTCTATACCAACAATGTTACTGTTGATAAGTGTCCCAGCTGTAATATAAATATTTTCATCATATATTGGTCTGTTTAAGGAATCAGATGGGAAAAGTTCTATCGTTGTTGTTACGTTGTTATTGACTATATCGACTGGAAAAGGTGCTGGTATTTCCAAATCTACATTGTATGTATTCTGAACTCTTGCAGACCATAAGCTTTTTCCAGCAATAGGTGGTTGTGGATCAAAACCAACCAAACGAGCCAATCTGAGAGCATCTTCCAGTTCGGTTACAGTGTCAATAAACACTTCATTTGCTATTTGATCTGTTTTGAATGATAATGTGTCGGCAATAAATGCCCAGTTTTCTATCAACATTATACCTAATGAAGATTCAACAAAATCATTAAATTCAGTACCAAATTTTTCTTTAATGTATGAAACCAAACGAGCTTTCATAGACCAAAAGTCTTGATTGGTGTAATTAAGCGAAAAGATTTGAGGTCTGCTGGTATTTGCGCCTAATTTATACGGTGTCAAATCAAATGGACATTTTTCCAAATTAGCCCCCTTCAAACGGTATTGCCAAAACTAAATTTTCAACAATATTTATTTGCTCTGGATTTATATAGTTAATTCGCACCAAGACTCCATTCTGATTTGTTGAAGTTACGCCTCCATTTGTTTCAGACAAATTAGTCACTGTGATGGATTTAACTGTAATTCTTGGTTCCCATGTAGCTATAGCATCTGTTATAGCAATAGATATTTCATTTCTTGTCGTCTCTGTATTAGGCTCATAAAAAAATTTGCGCAAAGGAGTACCAAACTGAGACAACATGACCCTGTCACCCGGATTTGTCAAAATTAATTGAATCAAATCACTTTTTATATTCTTGGCTCCTATTTGACTATAGAAAAATCCTAAAGGATTTTTAGTAACAGGAAATGGAAAACCTTTCAAATCAGCCATTTATTCTCCTTTTTACGCCCCTTCTAATGGTAATCCACCAGAACACAAGTCTTCTCCCGGTTGACAGTTAGCCGCTGCTATATTTAGATTGCCAAGACCAATAGATGAAGCCGCATTG